ATCAAAGCAGGTGGCAAAGGTGGTAAACCTGGTCAATGGTCTGCACGTAAAGCACAGATGACAGCAAAAGCTTATAAAGCTGCAGGTGGTGGCTATCGTTAATGCCATTCAAATCTGTTAAGCAACGGAAGTATTTATTTGCTAATGAACCTGATGTTGCTAAGAAATTTGTAAAAAAGTATGGTAGTAAAATCAAAAAAACGAGATCCAAAAGTAGGAACAGGAAAAAAACCAAAGGGAAGTAGTCGTAGATTATATACTGATGAAAATCCCAAGGATACTGTACCTATTAAATATGCAACTCCTGCTGATGCCAGAGCTACTGTAGCTAAAGTTAAAAGAATTAAGAAACCATATGCTAGGAAGATACAGATTCTTACAGTAATGGAACAACGAAGTAAGTATGGTGGCAAACCAGAACAAGCAAGGATTGCTAAAAAAGCTAAAGAGGTATTAAAGAAAAAACATGGCACTAAAAAAGTCTCAAAAAAGTCTTAAGAACTGGACTAAACAGAAGTGGCGTACTAAATCTGGTAAACCTTCTGCTAAAACTGGTGAAAGATACCTACCTGAAAAGGCAATCAAAGCTTTAACTCCAGCAGAATATGCTGCAACTAGCAGGGCTAAACGCAAAGGTACTAAAAAAGGCAAGCAATTTGTAAAACAACCCAAGCGTATTGCTAAAAAAACAAGGAGATACAGGTAATGGCACGTAAAAGAGACAAGATGCCACCACGAACTAAGAAAAACTTTAGACCAACTAAGTCTGGAGCTGGCATGACTGCTAAAGGTGTAGCTGCATATAGACGAGCTAACCCTGGAAGCAAGTTAAAAACTGCTGTTACAGGTAAAGTTAAGCCTGGTAGCAAAGATGCTAAGAGAAGAAAGTCATTCTGCGCAAGAAGTGCAGGACAAATGAAGAAATTTCCTAAAGCTGCTAAAGATCCTAACTCAAGATTAAGGCAAGCAAGAAAAAGATGGAAGTGTTAAGAGGTATATTATGAAAGAAATGCAATTACTAACTGTTGATAATGAGATAGCCACTATTAAAAAGAATAAAGTAGTAGCTCCTGGCTCTAGATTTGATGGTCGTGTAGTAAAATCTAATAAAGATATAAAAGAAATATTTGGTATTGATGTTGGTAAGACTGATTTATCTAGATATAGAAAAACTACACCACAAGTTCAACCAAGAATGCAACCACAAATGCAGCCACAAGCTATGCCACCTAGAATGCCTAACGTACAAGCTAATATGGCACAACCTAATATGATGCAAGGACCAACTAAACCTATGAATCCAAAGAGTATGCAATCATTATTAAAAGCTAATTTAATGGGATTAATATAATGGCTCATGGTGGAAAAAGAAAAGGTGCAGGTAGACCAAAGGGTGTTGCTATTGGAACAAAACAAGAACGCCTGGATGCAGAATTAGGTAAAGGTCAAACTACTCCTTTAAAATATATGTTAAACTTATTGAATAACCCACAAGTATCTGTTGAAAAGAAGATGTGGGCAGCAAAGGAGTCAGCACCATATGTACATTCTAAGCTATCATCAGTTACAAATACTTTGCAAGGTGATAATGATAAGCCTGTTGCTGTTACTATTGGCTGGAGAAAAAAGAAATAACATGGAAATGTTAAGTGGATTATTAGAACTTTTTAAACCACAACAAACAGAAGGATTAATATCTGTATCACCTAAAAATGTAGATCAGGTATTTAATTTACTTAGCTCTGATTATGATCTGAATGAAAGTGCTGTTGCTGCAATTATGGGAAACATTAGTGCAGAAACTGGAGACTCATTTGATTTTACTCAACAACAAAAAAATGGCCCAGGCTATGGTTTGTTTCAGTTTGAAGGAATACATCAAAAAGAATATGATAACTTTTTAAAAGAAAATAAAATTTCTGATTCTGCAAAATCACAAATTGATTATGTAATGGAAAACATTTATGGTAGCAAACAAGATATTGTTGGACAAGGAAATGCAAAACTATTAAGAGAAGCATTTGAAAGAGGTGATATAGATTTAGCTACAGAAATCTTTATGACAAAATTTGAAAGACCAAAAGATCAAAGCAATAAAAAAATACAAGATAGAATTAAAAGAGCAAGATCATTTATAACTAATGCAGATTGATATACCTTATGAACCTCGCCCTTTACAGGAAAAGATTCATAACGAACTAAAAAGATTTAATGTTATCTGTTGTCACCGAAGATTCGGTAAGACAGTATTTGCAATCAATCATTTAATTATGACTGCTTGTGAAATAACAAATTCGAGATTGGCGTATATCGCACCAACTTATCGCCAGGGAAAGGCAGTCGCTTACGACTATTTAAAAGAATATACAGATCCCTTAATGAAACTTGGTGGCAAACGACATGAAACCGAACTGAAGGTTGATCTATGGAATGGATCACGTATACAAATCTTCGGATCGGACAATCCAGATGCTCTTAGAGGATTAGGATTTGATGGAGTTTGTATGGATGAGTACGCCTTGATGTCGCCTAGAGTTTGGACTGAGGTCGTTAGACCTGCAGTTGCAGACAAACTTGGCTATGTAATCTTTATTGGAACTCCCATGGGTCATAATCAATTCTGGGATGTTTACGATTTAGCAAAACGGAGAGGTGGCAAAGATTGGTATGCACAATTATA